TTGAGGTTGGCGTAGGAATTTATCGCCATTACAGATAGACAAGTCTCATGGTTACATCAGAAGAACCTACCCTCTGTGCATGAATGTACACAGCAGGGTTAGTGACTGACATATTCCGGGGTACGTTGATAAACGTAAGTCCGGAGCCGAGCTTGAGGTCGTTTGCGGTGCTTACAGCAGCCGAGGATGCGGTGGAGAAGTTAAAGTAGATTTCTCCGTCCGTATGGATGCCAAGCAACTTGGCTCCCGATACGTCTGTCGCAGAAGCGGAAGAACCTACCGTTACTGCGCTCTGCACATCCCATTTGTTGTATGCACCAGAATCATCGCGTCTATACATAGTTAAAGCCTTACAGGGGTTGTTTTGAAGTAACGAAACTCAGGATCGTTGAGTTTCTTGAAAAGTAATTTGGGGTTTTTGGCAATCTCAGGATCTTCTTTTACCCATTGCTGCCATACAGTCATCGGAATGGAAGCCGCTTTGTGACCGAATCCGTCATAGTTGAGTTTTCCGGGGGTTCGTAGATCGCCGTGATCGTTGTACCGTCGTTTGTTTTCTTCCAGTATCGGTCCAGCATCTTGGTACGTTTCGATAGTGATCGTTCCATCTGGTTCATCTATCCAATCCGTATGTATCTGAGATACACGCTCAAGAGGTTTTCTATCCATTTGTCCAGTACCGTTTCATACCGCCCACTTCACGGGGGCCAGGTTTTGCCCAGAGTTCGCGTTCTTTGCGCTCTTGTTCCGCTTTTTCAAATTCCTTTTCAAGAACCTTGAAGATGTCTTTTGATTTCTTTTTCTTAGCCATAAAAAAAGCCCCCTAGTGGGGGCGCAAAAGAAAAGGGGGCCGAAGCCCCCTCTCCCGTTTTTACTTCCTATTAGGAAGTAGTGAGGTCAGCCAGGAAACCGGAGGCTTTCTGGTTTTTCGACTTCAGACCGTACTCAGCGAGGATATGCTTTTTCTGGCTATCACCCGTTTTTGCAAGATCTTCAGTTTTAAACTCACGCAAGTAGCAGATGCTCCAGTAATCGAAATCCAAGAACCAACAGTCACCCGCCCGCTGGAAGCGGTTAGGTACAACTTTCATGGTTCCGAAATCCGAAACATAGACATCCACAGCCGCGACAACGTGCGCCGGGGCTACCTTATCGGCAGCAGTACGCAGTGACGAAACTGACTGTGTGAGATCGGAGATTGCCTGTTTGTTAAAAGCACCAACCATGATGGTGTCAGGCTCACCACCATTATCGAAACACTCGCGGATAACCGTTTTCATACCGGCTTCCGAGATTGCGCCGGGAGTACCAGCAGCAGTCGCGGTGTTAGTTCCGGTTCCGGCACTTGCAGTACCAGCCGAAGACGTACCGAGCGAGTGAAAGTTGGAAGCCACCCAAGATCCAAGACCAGCAGTGGATCTAGCAGAACCAGAAGAACCAGCAGCTTTGGCGACGTTATCCATCAACATCTTTTCCATATCGCGCTTTAGTGTTTGCGCGGCACGGGCCATGTGGTAAGCCATTTCTGACCGGGATTTCCCGGCAAAATTGACCGATTCTGAGGTTCCGCTGACAGACACAGTTTCTTTCGAAATTTGTGAATAATTCGTCAAGCGGGTGGTTTCTACGATAGCTGCTGCCGTTGAGTCATCACCTTCAGCGTGACGATTCGCGGCGGCGGCTGCGAGGGTATCCAAATGTTACCGTGGGAGTTTTTTATCTCTCACTTCTTACGGTTGCCCGCAAGTTCAGCATATATCATCATCCCTGTGGGAGTCCGGCGCTCTTGGAAACATTACCGTCCGTTCTGGACTCGTTTCTATGCGTTGAACCTTCACACCATCCCTGGTGTGCTTGGCTGCTGATTGCCCCGATGGGGTTTCCAGCAATTCACCGGATTTTCGTAAGCGCATTACTGCGCCTCAGACCAATGTTACCTAGTCTGCCATTCAAACAGAACATTATCCGCAGATTCGCGGCCACATCCTGTCAGAAATGGAGTCGTGGTAGGCGAAATGTCGTAGATAACATTTGCCAAGTTCTCGCGTACCCCGATGGCACTATGTACCTCACGGGTATTTGAAGGAACAGCCATTATTTAACTCCTAAATGAAATCCTCAAAAATCTTGGCCGCATCTCTAACGTGACCACTGTTTTTGAGTTGGTTGCGTTTGGTTTTGAGTGCATCTCTTTGCTCTTGCGTTCTGGATGCCCCTTTTCCGGCACGGATCACCTTGGGTTTACCTTTCAGCTTTTTTGCTTTCGGGTTCGCGTTCTGCATCTGGTCGTACAGCATGGCCTTGCGTAAGATCAGAAATGAACGGTGGTCAACAAGAGAGTCGATTTCAGGCTCTTGATAGCCTTGGGTTTGGGCATACGATCTGAGTTCGTTTGCAAGCTGCCTCTGGGAGTCTGTTTCGCCCCATTCCGGTAGAGCAGCGATGAGTTTTGATTTCTCATCCTCTACTACCTTGGCCCACTTCTGTTCGTCTTCAGCCGCTGTCCTTGCCCTGACTTGTTTTGCCTTTGTCTTTAGTTCTTCAGCCTTTTCTTTGGCTTCTTGAAACTCTTGTCGTTTGGTGACGTACTCTAGGGGATCTTCCAAGCGTAACCTGTCCCAATCAATATTAAACTTCGTATTGTCTTGATTTTCGGAAAGGGCTTGCAAGTGCTGGATGTACTGTTGCCTCTCTGCCTGAATCTGTTGGAGTTGAGCGCCATACTGTTGAGTAAGACTCTCCATCTCCTTTCGTTGTTCTGAAAGAGTTTGCGTTTTTTTGGTGTAGTCACTCTGGCGTAAATAGCCTTTCCTGAGTTCGTCAGCAGAGAGTTCCTGTCCATCAACTTCAAATAGGAATTCTGCTTCCTCGTCTTCGGTGACTTCATCCTCAGATTCTTCTTCGGCTTCTAGCTCTTCGCCTTCTTCCTCTGTTTCCTCTGACGCTTCAAACGGGATTTCCGCTTCTGAAGGTTCGACCTCCTCGACTTCCGGGGTTTCTTGCGAGTCCATTAGTCCGAGAATGGCCGTTTGCGCTTCCGCAATCGTGCCTGTGGGTTCTGCTTGAGTGTCCACAATTAGCTCCATGAAAAAGAGGGCCGAATGGCCCTCCCCTACATCCTTGTAGGTAGTTTTCTAAAATAGGATCTTAGAATCTCTTTGTGCTTTAGCCATCTGACCACTTGCGATAAGCGATTCAAAATGGACTTGAAGCCGTGAAAGGATCTTCAATCCTAGCCACAAGGTTTCCCTTGCATCCGTATCCTGGGCTGGTGAGTTTTCCCACCTGTCCAGAAATTCTTGTCGTAGAGTGTTAAACGCTTCTTGAACTAGAGGATCGTCAAGAATCCGTTTAGCATTATCCGCACGTTGTTCTTCGCTCATGCTGTGCGGGATTTCTTCTTCTTTTTCTTCTGTTCTTCCAAGGCGGCGAAATATGCCTCTAAACCTTTCGGGGTGTACTTAAACTTTTTAACCTTATTTCCGACTTTTAGTTTTGGCATTATCCTATTCCTACGGGTCTGTTTTGTACCGCTTCCAGTTGGAGTTCAGCAACTTTAAGAGCGTTATCCTGTTGCATCTTCTGAGCTTCCAGTTGCAGCTTCTGTTGCTTGATCTGTGTCTCCGCTACCTTTACGTCCAGTTCGCCTTTCTTGAGTTGCATCTCGGCTTGAGCCATCTGCTCTCTAGGTCCGGGTTCTTTCTCGGTACGGCTTGGATTGGTCAAGAAGTCATCCACATTCTTAAAGCCCATGTTCTTAATCATCTCCGCGCCCAAGTTGTAGAGATTCTGTTCGTTAATAATGGACAGTCCTCCTTTCATAGCTTGGGCGGCAAACTGCATAAGACTGGAGATGTGCATAAGCTGTTGGTCGCGGTTGCTATGCCCCAACCCAACAGAAACGGTGCAATCCATCTTGTCTCGCCACATATCCGGACGGACAGGAATAAACTCGTTTCTCAGCAAGATCATACGGGCCTTGTCCTGATTCTTCTGGACAAGTTCGTAAATCATCCGCATCAGTTCTTTCACTCCCGTTTCCGCAAAGCAACGTGCAATCAGTTCTACACGCTGTTGCGCTGCGGTCATGGTCTGTGAGACTGCGCTTGCCGTAGTGTGAGAGGTCAGGGTTCCCTCGTTCAGACCTTGGGAGTATTTCGTCATCCCAGAGCGTTCCTCTCGTATGCCGTCTAGGTATTTGAGTGTTTCAAAAACATACGGCTGTAACGGAGGTGTCGGCAAAGGTGTAACAGCGTTCGGGGTTTTTGTTCTGACAATTCCCCCTGGTCTGCTTGATAGCAAATCGTCCAGATTCACTTGACCTTCCATGACTGCATAACGCCCGTGGTTCTGCATATACATATTGTCTAGGAGCGATCTTTGCAACGTGCTTTTCTGGAGTTGCAGCGTCATGGTCAGATCGGCCATAGACATCCCGAAGAACTTGTGCGGGATTTTTATGGGGGTCAGCGTGGCGAAAGGTATCCGGTCAACAGGATCTTGGTCGAGAATCACATTCCCGGCGGTAACAACACGCAACAGTTCGGCAATACCATCATCATCTTGGTCGGACTTTAAGTAACTTTCGTAAACCCAGACTTCTTGGAGTGCTTTTTCTACTGTGTCTCGGCCAATCTGGGAGGAATCGTCAAACTCAAACCTTGCGAGCCTTTCAGAAGAGTATTCGTGGTTACTCCCACCTATTTCGTCCTCGTCAAACTCGTAACCCATTTCTCGGAGTTCCGAGAAGGTCTTACGGCTGCGGTGACAGACGAATCGCGCATCTGGAATGCTTTTGGCTTCCCGAGAGATTAAAAACTCTTCCGGCGGGACGTTTTCTATTTTGACCCTTCCTGTTACGACTTTCCGGGTGATAACTACGTCATGCGTAACTTCCAGACCTTCCGTATTTTCGGTATGTTCTAGAACTTCGACAGCTTCAGGCGAAATAAGAGCTTCCAATTCCAGATCAGTTAAATCTGTATACGTTTCCCTGTCGTTTTCGTCTGTTTCATCCCACCAGCACTTAACAATGCCATTCTTTTGGAGAAGTGCGTCCGTAAACCACGAATACAGGATCTCAAATCCTGGATTGTCTTTGGTAAAGATATGGTTCACATAGTCGGAAGCCTGTTCCGCTGAAGCAACATCCTCCGGACCTGTAGGATGGAATTCCACAATCCTGTCACCAGAGGCAAACACTCTCATAAGAGAAGGTTTAATCCACTCAACCGTATCTGCAACGGTCGTATCTACGATCTGGGAGCGACCCTCTACCTCGTTACCAAACGGAAGCCCGTAGTAATACTCCATCGCAAGTCTGCGCTGGTCAGAAACTTCATCATCAAAACCGAGAGCTTGCGTTATCTCAGCGTCTATTCTTGCTTTCAGTTCATCCATACGGGGTTTCCATCACAGGGCCAGCGTCAACAATGCCTCCACCTACGATTCCGTAGATCGG